AAATATTATATTCTATAATCGACTTTTTTACAAGAGAATCGATCCAAGCCGACAATAAGCAAAAGAACTCAGGCCGTTCTGGAACATATCTGTCGACCTGAGTCCTCTTTGATATATTACGTTTTACATCCAAACTATTATTTCTGAGCCGTTTTTGAAATGGAACATCAGGCGACCATCGGCACACACCGTTACATGGTCGACCACCGTGTTCCACAAGGCATCCGTGAAGGTTATGTCCAGCAGATCCAATTCTTCCAAGGCTGTGAGGCAGTTACCGACTGCCTCGGCCTGGATCTGTCGCCGTTCCTTTTGATGGAGCAGGCCATCGTATTCTGCCTGCAGTTTTTCATATCGTTCAACCAGGGAATTGTATCGATCTGCATAGGCAGCTTGGTCAGTTGCCTGGTTTGCGTTATCGTTCACCATCTGTCGGATCATCCCGGCCACCACATCCATCTCCTGCAGTATTTTGCTGATATCGGTTTCCAGGGCGGCAGTATCCAACAGTTCTTTTAGGATCAACCGGCCATCCTCCAACAGGGTAGTGCGGTCGGTGAGCATTTGACTGAGCGCTGTTATGAAATGCTGCTTTAGATCATCTTCGTAAAGGTGGGGTGTACTGCAAGGATCGCCATTTTCATATTTGGCATTGCATCGCCAAATGATTCGGCGGTACTTGCTGTTGCTGTGCCACACTTTTGAACCAAAGATCTCTCCGCAATCACCGCAGATGATTTTCCCAGCAAAAGGGCTGTTGCACACCGTGTACCGTGGGCTATTCTTTCGCCGCGCCAGTTCCAACTGTACACGATCCCATTCTGCAGGGGCAATGATTGCCTCGTGGCTATGTTCCACATAGTACTGCGGCACCTCACCCTCATTGATCTTTGTTTTCTTCTGAAGGAAATCCACTGTAAAGGATTTCTGCAATAAGGCAGCACCTTTATATTTTTCATTACGGAGAATGCTCTCTACCGTGGCTTTTTGCCATACGGTTTTCTTTGCCGGAGTGAGAATGCCTTGCTGCGTCAAATGCCGTGCAATGGCATTTGAGGATTGCCCTTCAATGAACATCCGGTAAATGGTGCGGACAATCTCTGCTTCCTCCGGTACGATCTCCGGCAGGCTGTTTGCTCCTTTTCGGTAGCCGAGGAAATGACCATAAGGAATGCTGACCTTGCCGTCTGCAAATCGTTTCCGCTGACCCCAGGTGACATTCTCGGAAATGGATCGGCTCTCCTCCTGGGCCAGACTGGACATAATGGTGATCAGCAGTTCGCCTTTGCTGTCCAATGTCCATATGTTTTCCTTTTCAAAGTAGACCTCCACACCGGCATCCTTCAGCTTGCGGACGGTAGTGAGGCTGTCCACGGTGTTTCTTGCAAAGCGACTGACCGACTTGGTTACGATGAGGTCGATCTTGCCGTCCAATGCATCCTGCACCATGCGGTTGAAGCCTTCTCTCCGCTTGGTGTTGGTGGCGGAGATGCCTTCGTCAGTGTAAATGCCAACGAATACCCAATCCGGTCTGCCTTGTATGTAACGGGTGTAATAATCCACCTGCGCTTCGTAACTGGTCAGCTGCTCTTCGCTGTCCGTGGATACACGGGCATAAGCAGCCACTCTGCGCAGTTGTTTGGATTCCTTCGGCAACCGAGTAACGGGATTGATGGTTGCCGGGATCACAGTAATATTTTTAGGTGCTTGCATGATGCGACCTCCTTTCCAAATCTTTCTGTCGCGCCTTTTCTTTCATTTCCGGTGTCCAGCTTTGCCGCCTGGAGCGGTCTTGCCACCGTTTAACGATTTGTTCTCCGCTTATAAGGGTAAGTACCAGGGTGTTGCCCTCGCAGGCTTGCAGAGCCGTTATTTTACCGAGACCGCCAACCTCGTCGGCAATGGCTTCTAAAATACTCTCCGGTATTGCCTTTGAGGGACAGGCTGCTTTGCCATAGGTGTTGTAAGTCGTGCAGATCCAAACGGGGCCGGTTTCCTTGACCTTCCGGCGGTAGTGCTTTCCGCACCCGGCGCAGGTGATTTTTCCCGAAAAGGGATATTCTTTGTGCTTTACACCGGGGTGCGTATGCTTTTCTGCCCGCCGTTTCATTTCCTCCTGCACAGCGTTAAACGACCGCAGAGGAATGATTGCTTCGTGGGCATCGGTGATATGGTACTTGGGCAACGCTCCGTTATTCGGTTCGTCCCGCTTTGTGAGATGATCCACCCGTCTATACTTCTGCAAAAGCAGATTTCCGGTGTATGCATAGTTTTGAAGGACCTTGCCAACGCTGGTCTTGCCCCAATCATTACCAAACCTCGTGGGGATGCTGTCTGCGTTCAGTCGCTTGGCAATGGCCGTCATTCCAGATCCTCCAAGGTATTCCGCAAATATCCAGCTGACAATTTCTGCTTCTGTTGGCTCAACGACTAAAGTGCCGTCTTCGTATCGGTAGCCCAGCATCGTGCCGTTCCAGGGCATTCCGTTTTCAAAATTGCGACGGATCCGCCACTTTTGGTTTTCGCTGGCAGAGAGGCTTTCCTCTTGAGCATAGCTTGCCAGGATCGTCAGCATCAGTTCGCCGTCAGCAGAAAGGGAGTGGATGTTCTGCTCCTCAAAGAACACATCCACTCCCGTGTTTTTCAGTTCACGAACGGTCTCCAGCAGCGTCACGGTATTGCGGGCAAAGCGAGAGATGCTCTTGGTAATGACCATATCCACCTTGCCGGATCTGCAATCCGCAAGCAGCCGCTGAAAGTTTTCTCTGTTGTCATTGGTGCCGGTCAGTGCCTCATCTGCGTACACGCCAACATACTGCCAGCCACTATGGTTTTGTATCAGTTCGCTGTAGTAACTGACCTGGGCAGACAGGGAGTGCAGCATCGCATCCTTGCCGCTGGAAACACGAGCATAGGCGGCGACCCGCTTCAGCTTAGGGATATTCATTTTAGGGAAACGGGTCTGGGTTACGATTCGCATAAGCTTACCTCCTTTGTATCATATTGCGGTACTACATATTCGCTCTAACCGGCGATTATATCAAGCACTTTCTGCGAAAATACTATCCGAAGACAGGCCATACTTTTTGGTTAATATGGTGCGTATGTGACAATACTCCTCATCGTTGAAAACGCCCTGGTTTTTGAGGTTTCGGTATAGCGCCAGGGAGGTGCGGTAAAGGATCAGATTGCCGGGGGCATACTTATCCTGGCTGTCGGGATGCAATGTAGCAGGTCCGGCAGCAGTATTTGCGATTGCTGTTGCCATAGCTATCAAACTCCTTTCCGCAGTGCTGGCAGGTCAGTGTATAAAAGGCCTGCTTGTTGACTTCCTCCTTGTGGCTGTTCCACCAAGCCATCCGGCAGCTGTCAGAGCAGAACTTCTTCTCCCGGCGACCCTTGGGTTGCACCAAAGGCTGACCACAATACTTACAAGCCTTGGTACCGGGAATGTGCCGGTGGCGGTGGATGTGAGAACGAACAGTGCTGGGTGACAGACCCAGCTTGGCAGCGATCACGGAAGGACTGTGTCCCTCCAGCCGCATATTGTTAATGGCGATTTGATCTTGCAGTTTCATAGTGACACTCCTTCCGTGCTAACTGCAGGAGGGAGAGTGACCCCAAAGAGCCACCCTCCCAAGTGGATTATTCTTCAGGCTCGGCAACGGGAGTGCCGCTGACCTTCAGCATCTTAACAGCATCCGGCAGTACCAGTTTGGCATCCACACGCTCGGTGGTGATAAAAGCCACCTGGCCACGATCCGCATACCGCTCTACCAGACGCTTGATCACGCGCTTACCCCGGTCACCGATCCAGAAATGCCGGAAGTCGCCGAACATAACAGGAATACCGCCGGGGACTACATCATCCATGGATTTGCAGATATAGATCCGGTACCCGAACAGATATTCCGGCTCGCCCTCCTGCAGATTGTTTTTCCACAGAGGTCTGCCGTCGTAGTGGCGAATTCGATGCAGCGTTCTGAGCGAATCCTCAGACATCAACCACACGGCATTCTTCCGGTAGGGCTGCTTCACAGAATGTTCCAGATTGATGATATCGTCCAGGGTGATGTCGCCATCAGTCTCAGACATCGTACCCACGGAAGCCTGGTACATAAGACCTAAAGGCTTACCCTTGCCGTTGCCACGGATAAAGGCTTCCTCTTCAGCTTCGCCGATCCGCTCGGAATAGATCTTGCGAATATATTCCTCAATATCCACACCGCCGTCCTCCAGCATTTCATCCGATACCCGGATAGAGGTTGCCAGCTTGTACGCATCCAGCACTACCTCACCGAAGTCGGCTTCGTTGATGCCCCAGGGTTCACCTTCTCTGATCCAGGCGGCATCACCGATGCCATTGGCCACAGGGATATGCATTCTCTGGGTAGTAGGAATTGCTTTGGCGATCTGCCGGATCACATTCTTCTCCGCCAGAGCCTGAACCAATTCTGTATCGTATGTATCTGGCACCAGGTAGCCACCGGCACCGTCGCTGCCCGCCTTCAGACCGTTCTGAGGCATACCGGTGTGCATATGCTCCCAGAATGCTGCGTTGTAAGCCGCAGCCTGCTTCTTTGCTTCGGCAGAAGGGTTGACCTTCTTGCCGGTGATCTGTGCCTCCAGTTCTTCCAGACGGCGCATTGCCTCCGCGGCAGTTCTAACATTACTCATAAAATAATCCTCCTGAAAATTAATAGTATTTTTGACCCATACGGGCGCGGAGCAGCCGCTCCATAACATCGTCCTGGGGAGTTTTGCCACTCAACTCCACAGCGCAGTTTTCCTTCACGACCTGGAAGATTTGAAACCAGGCGGCATTGGCCTGCTTCATATACTCCCGGCCCATGGTGACATAAGGGGACGAAATAACGGTGCCTGAAGGCTTCTTCGCAAGAAAGCCAAACTCAGACACCGCTTCTTCACATTGGATCCAGCGCGCCACACTCATGGCGTACTGTTCGATTTGTTGGGTGGTGACCAGCTGATCGCATTTGCGCTCACGCAGCCACTCCCAGGTTTCCTTGTAGATTTCCTCGGTGCAGGTGACGCTGCCGTCCTTCTGCTTTGCCTTGAGGTAATCTTTGACCGGCGGCATAACGCTTCCGGTAAGACTTTCGGCTTCTGCACCGAAGTCCACTACCGTCAGCTTTCTGCCGCCGGGATTCCCGGATGCTAGTTTTTCCGAAATCGCTTTGGGTTTTCTGCCCGCTCCGGGACGGGCTCCGCCACGATTCGTACCGTCTTTCGACATGGTTCATCATCCTTTCTGTTTGATTTTTCAGATTTTCGGGTTTGATTTCGCCGTTTTTGCACACGCGACCCCAGGCCCGTTGTCCGATAAAATAGTCGTAGAGATTTGACTACCCCCCACCCCCCTCCCGGGGGGTTAGAGGATCGGCTGGTGCAGTTTCTTAAAACCACGGCTGCAGTAGTAGTCCATCAGCTGCTTGGCGGTGGCAAAATAATGGCCGTTGCCCTTGTACTGCAAACACCAGTGGGGATCACTGGGATCGTTGCTGTACATGATGATCACAGCGTGTTCTTTACTTTGCGGCACGATCCGCACCACGGAATACCGCTTTAGATCAAGACCCTTCCACAGATACTTCTCCAATTCCATGTCCTTCATAAGTCGCACCTCCTTCCAATGTCATATCAACCACATGCCCACAGCAGGGACATTCCTGCCACTGGCTGGGTTTACGCTTGGAATCGTAGTAGTGGTGCATTTCCCGACCGCAGAAAGGGCAGGGGTCTTTGCCGACCACAAAGCAGCGGTCACACAGTTCCCAGTCGCCGTCCATAGCAATCTCCATCAGCTCCAGGTGGTCATCTTCCACACCTTCGCCGTCGATCAGAACCCAGGCATAACTGTAACCGTCCTCCTTGAGATCATAGCACCGGGTCTGTAAATCGTTTTTGTGGGTAGCCAGCACGGCCATCTCCCGGGGAATCATCTGAAATTGTTTGATGCGCATAAGTAAAATCCTCCTTAAATTTTGGTAGCAGTTGTAGTAGCAATTGGTAGCAGTTAGTAGCAGTACCGGTAGCAGTAGTGAAAATCAAAAAACCGTTGCGGCACAAGGGTTTTCTGCCGATTAGTAGCAGTTGGTAGCAGTATTTTTGAATTCATATCCACACTCCGCAATCTTGGTATATACCTCAGACCCACCTACCAACTTTTTCTTGGGTGGCTTAGAAGTTGAAAGTCCTGCTACCAACTGCTACCAAATGCCGAAAAGTCCTCGCGGCGCAAAGCTTTTTCTTGGTAGCAGCTGTGGTAGCAGTTGGTAGCAGTAGTAGCAGCAAATATGGTCATGAGAGGAACTCCGTGCCGTCATAGCCGTATTCCCGCTGGTACTGCTGCTTGGCTTCCAGGGTCAGCGACAGATTTTTGTAGTAGGTATTGCCATTACGGCGGGTGGTCATATCCGCCACGGTTGTTCCGTAGAACTCTGCCAGATCCTCCCGGAACTCCTTTGCTGTTTTTGCATAACCGTTATTGTTGTCTTTGCACCAGGCAGCATACACCTTAAAAATGCGACCGGTGGTGCAGTGATTGTTGATCTTGCCTTGCGGCCAGGGACATAAGCATTCCTCCG